AAGAGAAACCCACCTTTTTTCTTGATATCCCGTTCCACATGCATCACCTTTGGATCGTTTGCACGATACTTAATACTATATCCGTTATGACCAACATCTGCTTCATATGATGTATATGGGCCTACTGGTAAATTAATACTTGGTAGTTTGCTTTCACGATTCGATAATGACCCAATCATACCGATGTGAGACAAACCAATAAGTCCACCCAAACTAAGAGCGAACCACTTACCCCATTTCACTTGCTTATCCATTATCCTTTCTTAGGTGCACTACTTGGAGCAATTACCATTGGTGCTTGCTCTAATCTGATTGTCTGAGCGGGTGCTGCCTGAGTTGCTTTCTCTATGAGCATCTCCATATCCTTCTTCGATATGTTTGCTCCTCCACTTGCTGCTGCCTTATTTTTATTCTTACCGGCTTCAACACCAAAGGTGGCCAAAACTCCTGTGAATACAGAAGCTATAAAAGTTGGATCAATCTTATCCTGCTCTGTCATTCCGGGAAATGTAACGTAGTTCAAAGTTAAAATTCCACCGGCCCAGATCAAGATCCCAAGTCTCACGAAAGTACTTAGGATCGCCATCTGTTCTTCTTTGTCCTCAGATAACTCCTTCAGTTTACCTATAGGGCCTTTTTTTGGTTCTTCTTTTTTGACTGCTTCTGCCATTTTAATACTTGGGTCATGCAGCCCTATTTAGAAGAATAAATTTTCTAGAAACCTAATGGTAAATTTGGAATTGTAGCAGGTGCATCAGGTGCTGGAGATGATGGTGATGGTAATCCTAAACCTCCCCCACCTAGACCTCCTAAATCTCCGATACCACCAAGTTTATCGGTGACTGCTTCCATTACCTTTCCTTTAACATTATCAATAATTGCATCCTTGCGAATGAATACATATCCACCAAGACCAACTACACCAAGTGCAACTGCACCTGAGAAAATAGCAATTCCGTTAATGATTTTCTGCATTGTAACCTCCATAATAACTCAGAAAATGTTTTATTATGCCATCACAGTTTAAATTACCTGCTGCAACCCACCGTTCGGCACATTCATATATGACATGACTTTGATATTTAGGCAAACCTCTTTCGTTATTTTTAGCACCAAACTGTCCTAAAAGAATTTTGAGTGCCTCTTGTCGAAGTAACATCTGATGAGGTGAATACTTATATGTCATATTCACTTCCCTCCCCTATAAACTCAAGGGAAAAAATATTATGATCAGGATCATCCATTTCAATCCACTCTTCAAATTCTTTATATATTGCATCTTTATAACCTATTGGTTTTACAGTCTCCATCCTCTCTATAGACCACTCACGAGTTCTCAATAGTGTTTGTTTCAAAGTTACCATAATCTTTACGCATATAGCGTCCTAATATGTTGCTATTATAATACTTTGGAGTCCCATCGTCAAGTGCCTCAGTTAACACATTGTGAAGAAACAGTTGTTTTGTCTCTTCATAGTTTACTTGTCCAAGTGTTGTATGAAGACTTAAGATTTCTCTTCGGAAAGAACCTCTACCAATGCGCTTAATATCCTGTTTAAGTTCTTCAGAGCTTCCAAAGTATCGCTTCCAGTCCGACTCGCTTGTAACTCTTCTCTTTGCTCCTCTTGGCTTTCTCTTCTGCACGAAGTACTTTCTTCCGATGTAGGACTTCCCATTGATGGTGTTGGTGATGCGATAGACGAACCCATAATAGTCCCCGATATCATCAGAGGTAAAAGGATTGCCTTTGTAAATCCAAGGGTTTTCATAATCAATGTTTTTATCAGTCATTTAATTATAACATCACATTTCTATGTAGTCAATAAAAAAGAGGGTATAAAACCCTCTTATTATACTCCCTGATTCTCTAACCAATCATACGGGTCTATGTCTCCAAACAGTTGTTGACTATGTTTCGAGCAATCTAGATATGCTTCGATACAATCAGCAACTTCATCATAATTTGAAACCTGAGAATGTATCTTTCTTGACATCCTGTTTAATTCCCCCAACGACATAACTTTCTACCTCCGTTTCTTGTGGTGCAACTTGTAATCCTTTTGATGAGATCCAATGCTGTGTCCAAGGTAGTGGGTTTGCTCTTTGAGCAATATCATACACGGGTTTAAGACCGACTGCTTTCATTCTTTTGTTTGCAATCCATTCAACATATTGTTGAAGGAGTTTTTCGTTAAGACCTATCATTGATCCGTTCTTAAACAAATACTCTGACCACAATTTTTCTTGATTAACAGCATTTTCAAAAGTTTTATAGAACCATGGCTCCTCCTCTTTGAAAATTTTCTTCATGTCTGGGTCATCTCCATTCCTCCATTTGTTGAGGATTTGTTGAGTGATGACTAAATGTTGGTTTTCGTCTCTGGCGATAAGAGAAACGATTTTTGCCGATCCTTCCATGAGCTTAAGTTCGCCAAAAGCAAACGAGCATGCGAAGGAGACATAGAACCTAATTCCTTCCAGAATGTTGACGTTTGCAACTGCTCTGAAAAGTTTTCTTTTGAGTTCATAGATTGTTGATTGAGATACGTAAGATCCTTTCCATCCGTCTTTCCACATGTTACTTTGATCGTATTCATGTGCTTCATTGATGAAAGCATCATATGCTTGAGTCACACTAAGTGCTCTCTCAAGAATTCTATCATCTTTTAAGATAGTGTCAAATATTTCTGATGGATCGGAGTAAACATTCTTAATAATGTATGTGTATGAACGACTATGGATCATCTCCATAAACTCCCATACTTTCATACATCCTTCCAACTCAGGGAGAGAACAATATGGTGCGAATGCCATACCGGGGCCTCTTCCTTGAACAGAGTCTAACATCACCTGATACTTTAAGTTACTGGTGAAAATATGCTTCTGTTCTGGACGAAGTGTCTGATAGTCACTTCTATCTTTCTGTAGTGAGACCTCCTCTGGTCTCCAGAAATACCCTAGTTGTTGAGTCGTTAATCTCTCAAATACTGGGTACTTATAGTTATCATATCTTTGAATTCCAAGTGGTTTTCCAAAGAACATCGGTTGTTTTGTTGTCTCAACTTCTTCAGTGTTAAATACGGTCATTGAGTCAACTTTTGTCATTTTTGCCTCTGAACTTGTTTTAAATTTTACAAGACTCACAGTCTTCTTCCTCCGTTAAAATACAAGAAACTAATTCTCCTAGATCTGTTGATGGTGTTGGTGGTTCCTCGATCTCATCTGTTTTGATGTCATAAGTATTCTGATAGTAAGATGTCTTCCAACCATACTTGTAAGTTGTTAGAAGGTCTTGTGCCATCACAGATACCGGAACCTCGTTATCTGGATAGTGTTCTGGATTATAACTCCAATTACCGGAAATCGCTTGATCAAAGAACTTTTGCATAACTGCAACAACGTTAATATAACCCTCATTAGATTCCATATCCCATAAGAGTGTATAGTTATTTTTTAAGTGTTGATATCCGGGTACAATTTGTTTCAAAGGCCCTTTCTTCGACTTTTTAATGGACAGGTATCCTCTAGGAGGTTCGATTCCGTTTGTGGCATTTGACACAACGGAACTGCTCTCCGAAGGCATCTGTGCGGACAGTGTTGAGTTCCTAACTCCGTGTTCCAAGACAAGTGCTCTAAGAGATTCCCAATCATATTTCAGGTCATTTGAAACGATTTCATCTACATCCTTCTTATATGTATCAATCGGAAGTATTCCATTTCCATATTTTGTATTCGCAGAATACTCACACGCTCCTTTCTCTTTTGCAAGGTTCACAGTGGACTTAATTAGGTAGTATTGAAATGCTTCAGAAAGGTCATGAACTAACTTCCAAGCACCCTTATCACCGTAGTGTTCGCCATTCTTAGCGAGGTAATGTGCAAGACCTATATAACCTATCCCAAGCGATCTACGCGCTCTGGTGGCGATGGCCGCTGCATTGACGGGGTATTGCTGGAAATCAATAAGTTCATCAAGACTCCGAACAGCAAGATCACAAAGAACTTCGAGATCGGATAGATCACGTATCTTACCGACGTTAATAGCACTAAGGATGCAAAGAGCAATTTCACCAGTTTTGTCATCAATATGTTGTATAGGTTTTGTTGGTAATGTGATTTCCTGACATAAGTTACTCATTTCAACTTTGTCAGTGAATGATGAATGACTATTACAGTGGTCAATGTTCATCAAATATAGTCTACCAGTTTCTGCTCTTTCTTTCAAGAGGTCAAGTATGAGTTCCTGTGCATCTACCTGTGTCTTAGGTATAGACTCATCTAACTCATATTGCTTGTATAGATCGTCAAAAGATTCCGTACCAAAACTATCGTAAAGCCCTGCAACATCATGAGGAGAAAAAAGCGTGATCTTTTCATTGTCAATAAACCTTTGATAAAATAATGCACTCAACTGTATTGAGTAATCGAGTTTGCGAACTCGATTATCTTCTGTTCCTTTATTGTTTTTCAGAACAATTATATCTCTTATTTCTTGGTGCCAGATTGGGAAGTGGACAGTTGCTGATCCACCACGGATGCCATTTTGAGTGCAACATCTGACAGTGCTTTCAAACTTTTTGAGGAAAGGGACAACCCCTGTGTGTTGAACTTCTCCACCCCTGATTTTAGCGTTGATGCCACGGATGCGGCCTGCGTTGATACCGATACCTGCCCTTTGTGCAACATACTTGCCAATAGCCATATCACTGCTAAATATGCTATCGAGGGTGTCATCAATATCCACAAGAACACAGCTGGCATATTGTCGAAGAGGTGTACGAACTCCTGCCATGATAGGAGTCGGGATGTTGATTTTGTGTTTGGAAATGGCATCGTAATACTTTTTAACGTAGTCGAGTCTAACTTCTTTTGAATATTTAGAGAAAATTGTAGCAGAAATTAACAAATACATGAACTGTGGAGATTCATATATCTCACCAGTGCTGCGATCTTGTACAAGATATTTGTCAGTAACTTGACGAAGACCTGCATATGTGAAGAGATAATCCCTTCCATGATCGATGAAAGACTCTAACTTAGCAAACTCTTCCTCTGTGTATAAGTCAAGGATCTCAGGGTCATATATGCCCTCCTCAACGCATCTCTGTGTATGTTCATAAACTGTTGGAAGTTCATGTAGTCTAAAAAAGACTTGTTTACGAACTGAATATAATAATAACCTTGCTGCAACGAATTGATAATTAGGATGATCTAAATCGATTAAGTCAGATGCACTTCTTATGAGAATCTCTTGTATTTCTCTTGTGGTGATTCCGTCATAAAACTGTATTCCAGAATTGATTTCGACTTGACTTGCTGATACTCCTGCAAGGTTTTTACATGCCAGTTCGACCATTACATGTATTTTTTCAAGGTTCAAGGGTTCAATCGACTTATCCCTTTTGACAACTTTTGTTCCGTTGCTCATATTTTCTTCCAATAGTTGAATTTAATTTTTGCTTGTAGACCAGAGTATGTATTTGATTCTATCACTCTTCTGACATCATGTCCAGAGTTTATCATGTCATTCACATCTTTCTCTGTTATGGAGGAAGGCCAAATGACTACCTTATCTCCTCGATTAATGGTCTTGTTGATTCTTTCAATGATTTCTCTGTTACGAGGTTCATTATCAAAAACCCAAATATAACTGCTCCAACCAAACGACCGAATATCAAGATCGGAACCGCACATAGCAACCGCGTTTTCCACGAACGTGGAATCGAACGGCCCTTCAAGAATGTAAACGGGTTTTTTTGTGTCAATTTTGTCCAATCCATAAATTTTAGGTGCGTCTTCATTAAGCATCACAGTGATATATTTAACATTATTTGGGCCTAGACTTCTGCCTTGGAAACCAATTATGTTTTTATCCTCATCATACATTGGGATGATGATTCGAGATTCATCTTTTGTAACATCATGAAAGGTATACTTTTGAGTATTGACCCATTCCTTGAACTTTGCAGCAAAGAAAAAATTAGATGCTTCAAGACCTCTTTGTGTTAAATATTGTTTCGCTATGGGAACTTCTGACGCTCTTGGTAAGTCAAGTTTTTTCTTGAATACAGGTTTCTTAAATTCAAACTTAGGTTCTTCCACCACAAAATTTCTTCCCCCTGCATGACCCTCCTTAAACTTCTCAAGCACATATTGCTTGTGAAGAGTGGTATCAATCTGCTTGAGAAAGTTATTCAATGACAAACTAGCACCACAGTTATGGCACTTAAAGTTTGTATTTGTCTTGACTTGATAGAAATATCCTCTTGCCTTGTTCTTGTGCTTCTTTGAGTCACCACAGATCGGACAGCGAAAATTATATAAGTCTGCCTTCACTCTTTTAAACTTTTCTAATCGTGAAGACACCAATCCAATATACTTGGAATCAATGATATCCATGTGGATATTGTTACTTTGTTTGTATTATACCCGAAGTTGGCGGTGGAGTCAACGCTCCTCTTAAAAATCTTTGACCAATGGGAGATACTATGAAACTTATTATAGTTAAAGAACCCGCGATTGTCCACATTTTCTTTTCAATTGTCCTCAAACGATTGTCTACAAGCATAATATCTCTCTCACATCCTTTCTTGATATCTGTTGCGTGTTGATCAAGTTTCTTATCTACCTGCTCAATCTTTTCAAATAATACTGCATCAATACGGTCTTGCTTATCTAATTTCTCATTATGAACAGCAAGAAGTTCGCCCATCTTTACTGAGTTTTCTTGTAAAGATTGAACGACTTTCTCTAGTCTTTCTAATATTGCTGCATTAACGTTTGTATTATCATCCATTTTTCTTATTTACTAACCACATTTTACGTGATCCGTGACCCCCATAGATATATTTTTTCTTTTTCTTTACAGGTGGATCATCCCCTGCTTCTCTTGTACCAGCAATTTGACCACCACTGACATTATTCGTAGGGGCAGCCATCGCTGCTTCCTCACGAAGAGTCTTAACAATTGATATGATCTTATCGATATTCATTAGACTGAATTTAGTTCCGAAGTACAAGTTTTGTCTTCAGGTATGCCATGCACATGAGATTTAGGATATTCAGGCACCCGATTTAAAAATATTAAAAAACTTTTAATCGGTGGCCATAATTCCTCCTCTAAATTATAAAACAAAAGAGGTGTTGCTGCGTCATCAAATACATTGAATAGCACGGTAAGATGATTCAATATCAGATGAGTTTTCAATACCCCTGTGTTTTTATATCTTTTTAGAAGTCTTTTGACATACTTGATTCGCTTTAAATCATCCTCGAAATCATCTTTTGTAAGAGCATGTGGATTGTTGTAAAATTTTATAGCAAATAACAAATAGTTGTCATCATTCAATTCATCAAATCTCATATGTTTAAGTCATCCTGCAATATTTATGCAGCAACAGTCAGTGTTCCAGCAGCAGTTCCGATTGAAACCGCACTAGTAATTGTAGACGCAGTGTTTGTTCCAGCGTCCTTGATTGTACCACCATTCAGTGAAACTGGGTTTGCAACAACCTTTAGAACATCATTTGCATTTGTTGCAGCATTGTTAGCAGCAATTGTTTTTCTGAAAGTAAGTTCGTTTGTACCTGATCCAGACAAGTAATTACATGTAATATTTCTGGAAGATGATGTATTATTAGTTACTAAGAACTGTGGTGTACCTGTGACATCAACTGGTTCATTAAATCTAACTAACATATCAATGTTACCACCATCTGACTTATCAAATGCTGTAGATTTAAATTCAACTTCTGTGATATCAGCAGCACCAAGTTTAGTTGCTAATCCACCAACACAGCACAATACTTCTGGTTGTGCATTAGTGTTACCGTTTCCACTAAGAGCTGACCCAGCTTCGAGAACCCATCCACTTGCATTAGCGAATACCAGTTTCTTCTGTTCATCGGTCAAATTCTTAGGCTTTGACTCATCTGAGTCACTTGCTCCCCATAGAGGCATGATTCTTTCCTATAATCTTTATAAAGATATTTATAAAAATTACAGATCTTTATCTTGCTTTAATGGCTTCTGAGACTGTTTCTAGTAACTTATCATCCATATCAGTCTTGGTAAGTTTTACTGCTTTACCTAGAATGACTAGACATAAATCGATAAGTTTTTCTCCCAGTTCTGAGTCTTCTGGGATCTTATCGACAGCATCTTTAATAATTTTTGATGCGAATGGTAATAAAAAAGAGAGCATTGTATTATTTTGAACTCACTCTATATATAATCAATCGTATATTTTTTTACCTTGTTTGATTCTTCCAGATCCTTTTTTGTCGTAGAATTTAACTCCGTGTCTCTTGGAGTCCATAGAAATCTGGTCGGATTCTTTCTTTCTTGCTCTTGCTCTTTCCTTCGCATCCCTTATACGTTCTTGCATTTGAGGGAATGAAATCTTGCGGTCTAACTTGAGTTCTTCTTTAGTTACTTTTTTCTCAGGTAAACCTTTGTGTTTGGTTGATGCAAATTTCTTTACATCGGTTTTTTTCATATCTGCGGCTGCTTTTGCAGTCTCAGGTGTTGTAGGTGCTTGTTCGCCTTTTTGAATGGCGCGAACGATTCCAAAAAATCTCTGTTGTTTCTTAGAGAGTGCTGGCATTACTTTTTACCAACATTCATCACAGCCTTGCCATATTTCTTTTTGACAAGTTCAAACGCAGAAGGCCCTTTATAAACCTTCTGTGTCTTTTTCATTTCTGGACTTGGTGGCATGGTAGTCGCGTCTTTCTTATCTTTGGATGGTCTTATCCTTCCTTGATCTCTTAGACGATCATAACCTTCTTCACTTATGAATTCTTTAAAAGTTTTCATTACATTCCTTGACTTGCCATAAATTTTTTGAATGCAGGAGAGTTGATTCCTTTCTTAGGATCATTCATTCTCTTCTTTCTTTTTTCATCATAAGACATTTCTGACTCTGGTTTATCCTCTTTAGGATTTCTCATTGCACGATAATTTTCTGCTGGTTCCTGCTTATCATATACCTTACTGTAAGCATCAACAAGACCTTTATCATGTTCATAACCCATGTTAAGTCCCATTGCTCTTAACTTATTCTTTGCTAAGTTCATCTTTGTTGGTATTGATCTTGGATCATCACCCTCTTGAGGTTTTAATGTTTTCATTGCATCAAAAGATGTACCATCATCTTCTTCTTTCTTTTCTTTCTTAGACTTTGGTTTAGAATCAACCTCCATTTCGTTGATAAGTTTACCATCAATCTTTTTAGATGCCATGATCTGATCACCAGCACCCATACGAACTGCTTGCATTTTCTTCATGAGAACCTGCTTCTTGGCCATGTTTGCTTTCTTTTGTTTCTGCTTTAATGATGGATCTTCTTTCTCATCTCCCTTATTATCCATTTCTTCTTTTACTTCATCAGGGAAAACCTTAATAAGTTTCTTATTATTAACTCCCTCACCAGTAATTTTCTTTTCTTCTTCTTTCTTTTCAATGAGTTCTTTAAATCCAGTCCAAACCTTATCTTCCTTTGCCATCGCTTTACCTATGGCCTTACGACGATTCATAAGATACTTATCAGTTTTATCTTTCTTACCATCATTATTAATGTCACCATCTTCCTTTCCAACTGGATCAAGTCCACCACCTTTTGCTTTAGCAGTTTCCTTACCTTTAAATTTTTCAGACTTAGTTGGTTCACCGTAACCTGTCATCTCAACTGAAGAGATGTTTGGATTGTTACGAAGATCAGCAATCTTTGTACGACTTGCCATTCTTACATATGAATTACCTGTTTTCTTATCAGTAACTCTTACCTTAAATGTTTTCTCTCCATCCTTTGCCTCTGTTATATCTTCATCTTCATGAGGAATTGTATTACCATTCTTATCTTTCTGATGATGCTCTACGAATACTTTAAATAATGCATTTGCTGCATGTCCTTTGATTAAGTCTTGAACATCAATGTATCCTTCACCCATAAGCATTTGCTTTGCTCTTGCTTTTATCGCAGGTGCAGATGGTGACTTAGCAAGTTGAGATATAAATGCCTTTCTCATCGCAGCAGGATCTATGCGACCACCTGCTTTTGCCTTCATACTTTGCTTGACTTTATAGCGTGTATCGTATGCGAGTTGTCTAGCTTGTTTCTCAACTTTTTCCTTTGCTCCTGCAGCAGGAGCAGCCACTGGTTTGTCCATTAACTTATTTCTTGGAATTTTTTCTATATTTATTTATAAAGTGTCGTCCGTAACTACTTCCGGGAACCATTGTTTCTACGTATTTACGAAATGCATCAGTGCCAACTTCCCTTTGACTTGCTGGTACACCGGACTGTGTTGTACCATTTACAATTGCTTCTGACACATCTTTAATCCATGATTTAAACATTATTTTATCCTCTGTCACACAAATCAAATGATTCGCACCACGACGAATAATACGACCAACTAATCCATTATTCATATTTTCTACCACTTGACCAACACGAAAAACCTTTTCACTTATATAATTTTCACGAAGACCTTTCCAATCAAACTTAGGTGCAATCTCCCAGAGATTCCAACCCTCTTTAATATTCATAGCAGAACGTATCTTCTTAAATAATTGTTCTGCATCCTTTTGACTCAAAGATTTAGGCACACCTTTCATAAATGTTTTGATATCATTCTCTGCAGCTGCCTTTCTTTGCTTTGATGCAGACATACCAGTAACATCATCAGAATCTGGATCACGATCTCCAGCAGACATCACCTCTACATTATCAAATTGATATAGTTTACCATTATAATCATTTGCTAATTTATCAAATTCTTTTACGCGATCACCACCACCTACAATTCTCACACCTGCATACCCATCAGTATGTGCTTTCTTTAATACATCAAAGATCGTGCGATTTGAATCATCATTCACAATCTTATCCTTATGTTTTGGAAACATTTTCTGCATCACAGATACTTTATAATTTGCATCTAAAGGATTTTTCTTTTTCTCCTGTGATCTTGATGGTACGATAATGTAATCATCGTCATCAGAAGATGAAGCAACATTATCTAATAATTTTTCATGACCTGTTGTCGGTGGATTAAAACGACCAAATGCGATCGTTAGAGTTCCCTTTGTTTTTTCCACCTCTGGTGGTTGCATTGAATGTGTTGGTTCTGCTGCAGGTTCAGATGTAGAAACCGATAATCTTTTTTCCCTCTCTGTAGATGGTGGATCTTGCTCACCTACTCTCTGTCTTTTATTGTAAAACTTTAGTTGACCCTTCTCAGTCTTTGCTACGAATTCTCCGTCTTTGTACCATCCTCCATGACCGTCACCTTTCAGACCCATTCTTGTGGCCTGTTGGACAGCTCTTGATTCTGATAAAAATTGGAAAAGTGTTTTCATCGGCAAAGTTTCATCGTGATCGTTCTTTCATTTGCGATCAGATAGTTTATTAACTTTTGTCTCATTTCATTATATTTATGCTTCTTGCGTTTATTATTTTTATTTTTAATTAATTTATCAAATGACTGATAACAAAAATACAAAAAATCATTGTATCTTTCTTTTCTGTTTTTAGATTTCGATTCAAAGGATCGAATGAGTTCGTCGATGTTAATCATTAGAATGATGATGAATCTGCTGCTTTAAAATGTGGTGATGATGATTTTGATCTTGATCCTGCATATAGGATCAAATTTTTAACTATCTCATTTGCTTTTGTTTTATCTTTTTCAAAAGCAGCAATCATACTTCCACCTAAAAATTTACTAAAAATAAACTGTGCTCTTTTTCTATCAGCAAGACCAACTGCACCTCTTAATTCTTTATTTTCATCTTTATCAAACTTTGGATGCCTATAAAGTTTACTGAAAAAATCCACCTCGTCTTTAAACTTTTGTGATGTGGGGCCATATTGTTGTGAGATTTTAAATACCGCTCTACACATAGTTGATTTAGCAGCCGTCTCCATATCAGTGTTCATCAACTTTGATAGTCGAACTGCCTCCTCTATTTTTTTCTTTTGGTTAGAGAGACTAAGTTTTACTCCTAACTTTTTATCAGTTTGACTTATAATATCTCCTATAGAGCCACCACCTATCGCACCGTCTAATGCTGCTTTACCACCTATTATCACACCTTGATATGAATATGATGGTGCTTTACCTTTTGAAAAACCGGAAGATCCTCTGTCTCTAAATTGAATAAACTTACTTTTATCATTTGAAAATTGAAAAAGAGTATCTACAGAATTAAAAATGTCATTAGTTCTACTAACAAATCCACCATGATATCTAATGTCTTGCTTCTTCAATGCTTTTTGTACATCATTTTCAATGTAATTGATAGTTTTAAGAATTGTATTTTTACCATCAGGAGATTTCTTTAGAGATAACGGGAGTAATTCACCCATGTCAATCATATGCTTTATCAATAAATTAAGCACTGAAAAATCTTGAAAATTATCTGCAGACGTTATCATGAAATTACCAACCTTTATTGATACCTGTTGACCTTCAGCTAATTTCTTAAATGTTCTTTGTGCATTTGCAGATGCAAGGTATATATCTGCTGGACTCCACTTATTAATATTATTAAATGTTAAAGCATTTTTTCCATCTGTTTTATTTGCTCTTTTTACATTCTCATTCGTTAGTTTCCATAATTTTTCTATATTTTCCATGATATTACGATCACCTCTAACGTAAAATAAATCTAAGCCTGGAGGTTTTATTTTTTGATGTGTTTTTGCTGCTAATCTTTTTGTTTCCTTTAATATCTTATTCGCTATGTTGACTGAAGATAAAAACCATTCATTATCTTTCAGTAGTAATTTTTCAATACCACTCTCAGTCACACCCGGAATTACTACTTTTCTCCTAACAGCGTTTATCTCTCTTTTAAATTTCTGTTTGAAAACAATGTAATTTGGTATGTTAGTTGGGAGAGGTGCACCCTTTAAATCAACAATAGCACAGAATAATGCTTGTGCTGCCTCTGCTTCTTTGGGGGAATCTGCCATTACTTTTTAAAATACTTATGAATTATATCAATCTGATCCTGATACTTCGCAATCATATCTAACTCCTGTTCAATCGCCTCAACAATATTAGAGTGTTCTCCAATACCTGCAGGGTTTGTTAGATACACTTCTACGTTTGCTACATGTTTTTGAATGTCGCCTTGTGCATGGGCCAGAAGTGCTTTGATTAATTGATCTCTCATGTTGTTAGAGTTGCTCCAACTATTTATCGTTTACCTCTTCATTATAGCATGGTTTTCCAAAAGTTTTGTATTTTAATTG